GCGATGCGGCGCACGCCCGCGAGCTCGCCGCCGAGCACAACGGGATGCCTGTGATCTTCGTCCACGCGGACGACATCGCCGCGTTCAAGGCGAGCTGAGGGCGTAGGCGATGGCGGCCGTGCTCGTCCAGAGCAAGACCGGGAGCGGGTACGGTGGCAGCACGAACATCGTGCTCGACTCGACGCCGACGACCGGCAATGTCCTGATCTTCAAGCACGGCAACAGCTCGAAGACGCTCTGTTCGCAGCCGACCGGCGGCGGGGTCACGACCTGGGCGAGCGTCACGTCGAACAACCGACGGGCCTGCCGCCAGTCCTACGGAGTGGTCGGTGGGTCGCCGTCGGCGACGGTCAACTTCAACAACAACTTCCTGCTCGGCTCGTGGACGCTTGAGGAGTGGTCGGGCCTCGACACGGCCTCGCTGGTGCAGGGGTCCTCCACCAACGACGGGCAGGGCGCGACGGCGAGCGTGACGCACACCCCGACCGCCTCGTCGGACGTGATGCTGGCCGCGAACGCCGCCATCCAGAATGCCGCCACCTCGAACGTTGGTGGGGGCTTCAGCGACATCCTCGGTAGTGGGAGCATCGGCCCCTCGGCGCACCGCACGGTCACGGGGGCCAGCGGCTCCTACACCCCGAGCTGGAGCACCACGAACGCGTACACGGTCTGGGATGCGGTGGTCGTGGCCTACAAGGTCGCCGCCTCGGCCAGCCACTCGCAAAGTGTGGCGGGCGGCATCACCCCGAGCGGGGCGCTGGCCACGCAGGTCACGGCGGCGATCCTCGCCGGGGGCATCACCCCCACCGGCACCCTGAATCATGATGGGGCGGGCGGCTCGCCGTCGCCGCAAACCGTGGCGGGCAGCATCACGCCGACGGGGGAAGTCTCCGACATCGGCGTGGGCTACGGCCTCGGCCCGTTCGTCGGCGGCATCACCCCCACCGGGGCCGTCACCACCGAGCAGACCGTGCAAAGCGGGACGTTCGGCGGGGAGATCGTGCCCTATGGCGGCGTCACGAACTTTGACTTCCAGAGCACCACGGCGGGCGGCATCACCCCCACCGGCACGCTGCATGTCCCGACCGAGATCGAGCACGACCTCGCGGGCGGCATCACCCCCACCGGGGATGTGACCCCGGTGGAATACGAGGGGCTCACCCTCCTGATGAACAATCGAAGCGGAGCGGACTGATGGCGGAATACTTCACCCAGTGGGCCGTGGTCGACACGCAGACCAACGCCACCGCCACGGCGACGCATGCCGGGGTGTCGGGACAGCAGCACTACATCACCAGCGTCTCGGTGTCGGCGTCGGCGGCCCCGGCCACCGCCGTGACCTGCACGATCACGGGCGGCAGCGACACGCTCGACGAGTTCCTGATCCCGCCCGGCGCGTTCTCGCCCATCGTCATCAACTACGATCACCCGCTGCGGGTGGACGAGGGCGACGACGCCGAGATCACCGTCGCCGCGCTGGGGTCCGGCGTGGTCGGCAAGGTCGTCATCCGTGGGTTCACGAAGTACAGTGGCTAGCACCTTCATCCTGAACCCGGTCGAGGACGACCTCATGCGCCGCGCGATTGGGGAACTGGAGGCCGAGCGCGAACGGGCACGGGACCGGCAGGTGGCTGCCGAGGCCGCGTTCCTCGCCGTCGTCGCCAAGCTGCGCCTCGTGCATGGCATCCCGGACGGGACGCCGATGCACTTCGACGAGGACCCGGAGACGCGCCGCATTTGCGTCCGGGCCGAGGACGTGCCGGAGCCGGAGGAGGAGGGGGAGGCATGATCGTGCTCGCCGTGCTGCTCTTCATCGCCAGCGTGGTCTGGGCGTTCGTCGCGCTGCGCGTGGCGGTCGGCCTGCTCGCCGCCGTGAACCGGGTGGTCGACCTGCTCGCCGTGCGCTGGACGCCCGCGCCCATGCCCCGGTCGCCTGCCGAGGTCGAGGCCAACGCGGAGATCCCGGCGGACATCAAGTCGCTCGTCGCCGCAAACTTCCAGTCGGCATGGGCGCAGGAGGACGCGCTGAAGACGGCGCAGGAAACCTACGCCCGACTCGGGGACTGGGATCTCGTGCGACAGTCCCTCATGTACGCCATGCCGAGGGGATGAGTGATGGACGAGGCCATGGAGGAACGGGAGGAGCAGGAACCGGCTGGGGTCGAGTCGCGCGAGCAGCGCGTCGCGGCGCTGGAGGCGATGTACGGTGCCGACTGCCCCTTTGCGGAGGTGGAATCCGTCGAGGACGTGACCGACGAGGACTGGGTCGCATGGGCCAAGAGCCTGTGGGACCGGCACGCCGACGGCATGCAGCGCCGCATCCACCTCGTCAGCCGCAACCGCATGATGTACAAGGGCGTCCAGTGGATGGACTCCTCCGGGCAGGGGCCGTGGCGCGAGCCGCCCCGCCCGCGTGACGCGGTGCGGGCGGTCCACAACCTGATCCAGCCCGCCATCGACCAGCGCATCCAGATCGTCACGGAGCAGCGGCCCGGCTTCCGCACGAAGCCGATCACGCAGGACACGGGCGACCTGAAGAAGGCCGAGGCGCAGCAGTATGCGCTGGAGTACCAGTACGACCAGCAGAACATGGAAGACGTGCTGGCCATGGCCGAGTACCACGCGCAAACCGATGGCGTGGCGTTCATGCAGCTCTACTGGGACACCGACGCCGGGCCGTGGGACGAGCAGGTCGGCCCGTCCGACGCGGCCCCGCTCCCCGCCGAGTGGGGCGAGGGACTGGACATGGACGACGGCGGCGTCGGGGACGAGACGGTGGCGGCGGTCCCGGCCATGCGGCGTGCCCCGATGGGGGACCTCCGCACCCGCGTGCTCCGCATCGAGGACGTGCGCGTGGCGTCCAACGCCAATGCCGCGACCCGCCCCGATTACTGGGTCCTGAAGACGCGCGTGTCGCAGGCCGAGGCCGCCCGGCGGTTTGGGGGCGAAGTGGCCGAGGAGTTCGGCGCCGCGTCCGGCACGGACGAGGACGACCAGCTCTCGGGCATGGGGACCTTCGGCATGGAGATCCCCGGACAGGATGAGCTGTCGCGGAACCTGCCGACCGTCGACATGCACACCGTCTTTTGCGAGCCGAACGAGTACCTGCCCAACGGCCTCCAGCTCGTGGTGGTGGGCGATGTCGTGGCCTACGCCAATGATTTGCTCTTCGGCGTGGTGCCCATGGTCCGCATCACGGATGGCTCGACGGACCCGTCGTTCTTCCCCGCCGCCATCATGGAAGGGTGGATCGACCACCAGATGCGGGTGAACGCCCTGCTCTCGAAGTGGATCGAGTCGATCCGCGTGAACTCGGGCGGGCGCTTCATCGTGAAGCCGGGCACCATGAGCACGGAGACGCTGATCGGTGGGCTGATCTCGGCGCTGGAGGTCCGGGCCACCGGCTCCATCAGCGACGCCATCATGCCGGTCAGCGGGTTCAGCGTCGGGTCCGACGTGAAGGATTTGCTGGAGTTCGAGATCCGCGCGTTCGAGCAGAAGTCCGGCTGGAACGACACGAGCCGGGGCAGCGTCGGGTCCAACACCTCGGGCCGCGCGATCCTCGCGATCCGCGAGCAACTGGAGCGGGTCTTCTCGCCCCCGGTCGCCGCCGCCGCGAAGGCCATGACGGACTGGGCCAAGGTCTGCCTGTACGGGATGCGCTGGGGCTACGACGCCCCGCGCAACATCGGCGTCTTCGGCACCTCGCGCCCGGACCTCGCCCGCGTGGTGTCGGGCAGCGACTTCGATGGCATCTGCGATGTCGAGATCGACAAGGAAACGCTGATGCCGATGCCCCGTGCGCTGAAGCTGTTCCTGCTCGACCAGATGTACGAGCGGGGCCAGATGACGCCCGAGGAGTACCGGCGCCGCATGCCGTTTGCGTACACGCGCAACCTGCAAAGCCCGGACGACGACCACGAGTCCCGCGCCAAGCGGATCGCCGACGCGATCCTGCGCGGCGCCCCGGTCCCGGCCATGCGGTGGCAGGACAACGAGGCCATCCACCAGAGCGTGCTGGAGCGGGAGATCATCCTCGACGACTCGCTCGACGAGCAGATCATCCAGATCGCCAACCAGCGGTGGATGGAACTGGCGCAGCAGGCGGCGATGAAGATGGGGGCCGCGCCACCCCCGGCACCCGGCGGCGGTGGCGGTCCCACCGACACGCCACCCCAAGGCCCCAGCTTGGACCCGGCAGAACAGCCCTTCCTCGCCACCGACCCCGGCATCGCGACCGGGCCGGTGGAGGAACTGGCGGACGCCGGGGACATCGGCGGCGGTGGCGGGGTCGGCTACGACTTCACCCAACAGGTCTAAGGACGACGCATGGCAAATGACGGCACCCCGACCGGGGCACCCGAACTGAACCTGACGGACCCGCTGAACTTCGGCGGACTGGACAAGGACACCTTTGCGCGAGAGTTCCTCCCGCCCGAGGTGTTGGAGATGGACGACGAACCGCTCCAGCAAAACCCCGACCACGATGAGCCGGACCTCACGCCACCGGACGAGGGGGAGGAGGAGGTCGAGGAAGTCGAGGAGGTCGAAGAGGTCGAGGAGACGCCCGAGGCGCCGAAGAAGGACGAACCGGAAGCCAAGGCCGAGGAGAAGGAAACACCGCAAGAGCGCAAGCTCGCCACCACGTTCACCGCAAAGAGCACGGACGGTGACGACCTCGATGTGTCCGACGTGGAGATCACGTTCACTGCCAACGGCAAGGAGCGCGTCCTCCCCATTGACAAGGTGGTTCGACTCGCGCAAAGTGGATACTACAACGAGACGCTCCATCAGGAGGTGGACGAGTCTCGGACGAAGCTGGGAGATTTGCAGGGGAAGTTGGAGCAGGCGATGGAGCTGGCCCAGCAGCGGACGCTGCTCGCCAAGAAGCTCCTCGAAGACGACGACTTCTTGCTGGCCCAGCGGCAGCGGTACTTGGACGCCAACACGCCCGAGCGGCAGGCCGAGCGGTACCGCGCACGGATGGAGCAGGTCGAGCAGGAGCGGGCGCAGGAGAAGTACCTCGCCGAGGCACAGGGGTTCGTGAACGACGTGCTCGGCCCGGCGATGGACAAGATCAAGGCGCAGTATCCTGCCGTGACGGATGAGGAGTTGCAGGGCAAGTGGTACGCGGCCACGCAGGGGATCACCCGCAACGGGACCATCCCCAAGGCCGCATGGCAGCAGGCGTTGCGGATCATCGAGGACGACATCGGCCCATGGGCGGCCCAGCGTCATGAGTCCCGCAGCGAGAAGACGCAGCAAGAACGGGCGAAGTATGAGACTGAAGCCCGTGCCGCAAAGGCCGAGGCTCGGAAGGTGAAGCGACTCGTCGCGAAGACCGTCCGCCCCTCCACCCAGCGCAGCGCCCCTTCAGTTACCAAGCGCAAGCCCATCGTGTCCGCAGACGATGCCATCAAGGACATCGTCCAGAACGATGTAGCCGAGCTGGTCCGCAACATGACGGGCGGCTAGGCGGTAACTGACAGGGGAGAGACTCGGCCATGCCGACCATGATCACCGACGCGGAAATCTCCGGCGTCCTGAAGACGATGTACGAGAACTATCGGGAGAAGGTGTTCCCGATCATCACGCCGCTGCTCGCCAACATCAAGAAGAGCGGCCCCGGTGGGCCGCGCTCGATGCGCTGGGGCGGCAACGGCATCAACTGGAACGTGGTGCTCGGGCGCCCGGTCGGCTTCACCGCCTCGGCGGATGGCTACCTGCCCAACCACGCCGCCGCCGAGGAGAAGCAGGCGACCATCGGGATCAAGCGCGTGTACGTCACGCGCGAGATCGACGGCCTCGCCATCTTCGGCACGCAGTCGAAGAAGGCCGCCTACATCGCCCTCGCCGAGAAGATCCTCGAAGAGGCGAAGCAGGCCGCGCAGCTCGGCATGCAGGAGACGCTGCACTCGGACGGGCGCGGCATCAAGGGCCTCGTCACGGTCGTGAACTCCACGACCAACATCGACATCTCCTCGCCCTACGGGCTGGCCAACGCCGGGCAGGGTGGCCTCACCATCGACAAGGGCATGTACATCGCCGTGCTCGACTCCTCGTCGTCCGACGCGGTGCTCGGGCGGGCGACCATCTCCAGCGTCACCAACTCCGGTGACACCGTCACGGCGGTGCTCGACACCGCGATCTCGGGCATGGCGGCGGGCGACAAGATCGTGGCCTGCACGGCGAGCGACACCTCGTACAACGCCTTCCCGAACGGCCTCCTGAACATCCTCAACGTCGGCGGGTCCTACGCCTCGCTGCACAACCTGTCGGCCTCGACCTACCCGCGCTGGAACACCACGCGGCTCGTCGCAGGCACCGACACGCCGGATGCCGGGCAGCCGACCGAGCAGGATGTCTGGGACCTGATGACGCGGGTGGCCGGGCGCTCCGGCTACGATGCCCGGATGTCGCCGGGCGAGTTCCTCATGGTCACGACCCCCGGCCTGAAGAAGAAGTTTGCGGACAGCTTCTTCGGCCAGCGGCGCCTGACCCCCGAGGACTTCACCAACCTGAAGGGCGGGTTCAAGGCCGTCACCATCTGCGGCGTGCCGCTGCTGGACGACCTCTGGTGCCCGGCTGGCCACCTGTACCTGATTCACAAGTCGGATCTGTTCTGGGCCAGCGCGAAGGACTTCGGCCAGCTCCAGTACGAGAGCGCCGGGGCATGGAGGTTCATCAGCGGGCGTGACGCCTACCAGATCAACTGGGGCGAGTACCTGAACATCGGCACGCTCAACCGCATCAGCCACGGCCTGATCTCGGGCTACACCGACGCCAACCGCTACACCTACGTCATCTAAGTGACGGGGTCGGGATGGGGCTTCGGCCCCATCCCACGCAAAGGAGACATGATGGACAACTCTCGGCGGGAGGCAATCGGTCGGTTCGGGACTCATCCGGTCTGGGTGAGCCGCACGCTCGGTTCGTCGCCCCTCACCGCAAACACCACGAACGACTTCTACCTCGTGGCCCCGCCGTCCTCGGCGACCATCGGGGGCGGCGCCGTGGTGCAGAACACCCTCGTGGCCGACGCCGATGGCACCGTGCTGGCGTACCTCGCCAAGTACGACGCCTCGGCGGACGCCGTCGTGGTGCTCACCTCCTCGCTGGATCTGGAGGCGATGACCACGAAGGAGGGCGCCAGCTTCACCGTCCTCGGGACGCTCACTGACGCCCAGCGCACCTTTGCGACGGGCGACACCCTCCTCCTGCGAATCGTCAGCAACTCGGCGGCCATCAACACCCAGCCGACCGACCTGACCGTGACCGCAGAACTCTTCGTTCGGACGTGACCATGCTGCTGGATCGCCGAGGTTTGCCGCAACCGCCCGCTGGAATCGTGGAACGCCTGCGGGCAGTCGACGCAAACCTCGGCATCGCATGGATCGGGGCGCCGGACACGGGCCAGTGGGCGATCACCTACGAGTGGGCGCCCGATGACCCGCGTCGCCGGTACATCCAGCAGGGCGAGATGGACCCCGACGCGGACTTCGATGCCTTGGCCTTCCTCCCGCCCGATTGCACCGTCGATCAGGCATACGGCTACGTCCTGAACGGGATGCGGTCGTCACGAAAGGAGGCGATCCATTCTCTGCTGGACAAGCTGGACCGCTACAACGCCGACCAGTCCAAGGTGAACTGGGGCGAGGCCGTGGCGCCTGCCATGGAGCAGGCCCACGGGCAGGCGTTGAAGTCGGTGTCGCTCACGCAGGTGCCGCTCGACTCCCCGCTGGTGAAGAAGACGCGGAAGAAGGCGAGCGGTGACGCGGGATGAACTCACCACGGAGGCGCGGCACCACGCCGATGCCGAGTCGGACGGGCGCTGGGGCACGGGCCGCGTCGCCTCGGCCTTGGATGTGGTGGCTCGTCTTGAATGGCGGAACATCCTCAACGCAAACCGATTCTACCGGACGGCGACCCGCACGCCGACCGTGACGGCTGGGGCGTTCAACCTGTCCGACCTCACGCAGGGGACGGGTGACACGCAGGAAGTGTTCTACCGCATCATCGGCATCCACACGGGAGACGTGGTCTACAAGGAAGTCTCCCCGGTCGACGTGCTCACCGCCGGGAGCGGGGAGAGCGCGGCCACGGTGTGGGGCCACCAGACGTGGTACCGCAACGGATCGCAGGTCCACATCATTCCGAACCCGACCAGCACCGTGAACGTGCTGGTCAACCACATGCCTCCCCTCCCCTCTGCCCTCTCGGCGGGGAGCGTCACCGTGGAGTTCCCGTCGGGATACGAACAGATCCTCGCACTGGAAACGGCGGCGCTCATGCTGACGAAGGGTGGGACCGAGACCGAGGCGGCAGCCGCGTTGCGGGCCATGGCGGAGCAGTATCGCCGGGCCATGCTTTCCGATGTCGCACGGGTTTCGACCATGCCCTTGCAGGTCGGCTATTCCGACAGCCGCGAGGAGTGGGGAGGATGAATGGGCCGTCGCCGAACGGGTGACATGCAGGCGGGCTTCGGCGGGGGGTTGAACACCTCCGCCGACGAGTCCCAGCTCCAGCCGGACGAGATCCGCGTGGCTACCAACGCCCTGCTCACCGAGCACGGCGCGGCGCAAAAGCGCGGGGGCACGCGGCTCCTGCTGTCGGCGGCCCCCGTGGCGAGCACCCCGATCCTCGCAGGCTTCAACTGGCAGCCGGGCACCGGCTCCACCACGAACCTCTTCGTGGTGGACGGCGAACTCTACACCATGCCCTATGGCAGCCTGCCCCTCACGGCGACGCAGCAGTCCACGGCCCTGAGCACCTCGCAGGTCCCGGACTTTGCGGCGTTCCGCGAGGGCGGCGCGGGCGGCGAGGTGGTGTTCATCGCCGACGGCGGCCTGCTGAACTACTGGGACGGGTCGACGCTCACGACCAACATCGCCAGCACGCCGAGCGTGACCCGGCTGGCGGTCTACAACCGCAGGCTCTTCGGGATCACGGGCACCGACCAGACGATCTACTGGTCGGACCTCGACGCGGGCGAGACGCTGGGGATCGCGGCCTCGGGCGGGGGCGAGGCCATCGTGCGGACCTTCAGCGACCGGCAGCTCGTGGCCTTGGCGCCCTGTGCCGGCGCGCTGCTGATGTTCCACGACTCGGGCATCTCGGTCTTCACGGGCTGGACGCAGGACGACATCGACATCCAAGCGGGATCGTCCGGCCTCACGTCGGACGTGGGCACGCGGGCGCCGCGCACCGTCGTGGCGCTGGAGAACGAGGTGCTCTTCCTGACGGACCGGGGCTTTTACGCGGCGACCCCCAACTCGGTGCAGCCGATCTCGACGAAGATCGACGCCGACGTGGTGGGGCTGAGTGCGGCAGAACTTGCCGCCTCCTTTGCGGTGCATTTCCGGTCGCGCCGCGAGGTCTGGTTCTACATCGGCGGCATCGGCTTCTACGTCTTCAACTACCGGACCCGGCAGTGGTCGGGGCCGCAGGCCGGGGGCTACATCTCGACGGCGTCGACCTGCGCGTGGGAGTCCACGGACACCAGCGGCGTGCCCATCGTCCTCGTGGGCGACGCGGCGGGCCGGGTCAAGCGGGCGCAGGTCGACAACAACTACCTCGACGACGTGGCAGCGGACGGGTCGGGTGGCACCGGCTACGAGACGGTGCTCCAGCTCCACCGGATGTTTTGCGACACGGGGTTCGAGGCGTCGAAGGCGTGGCGCTGGGGCTACCTGCTCTTCGATCCCCGGTCGGGCGACGACGTGACGGTGGAATGGGACACGCAGTACGGGGACGACAGCTACATGCTGACGACCTCCAGCTCCGCGTGGAACACGGGGACATGGGGCACGGGGACATGGGGCGGGTCGGGCGTGCAGCCGTTCCGCGTGCCGATGTCGGGACGTGGACAGTATGTGGACATCACGATTCGCGATGCGAGCGAGGGTGGCGGTGGGCTGTACTCCCGCTTTTCGCTGGAAGCCTTTGACATGACGCGACGGGGGTAGCATGGCCGAGATCATCTCGCAGCACCAGCAGTCGTCCTTCACGGACCCGCAAAACGGGCAGTCGCCCATCGACGCCGATCAGGTCCGGGCGAACGACAACGCGCTGCGGACCGCATACAACGCGCACGACGCGGACACGGGCATCCACGTCCAGTCGAGCGCCATCGGGTCCCGGCCCTCGGCGGCGACGACGGGCCGCAAGTGGGTGACGGTCGATGGGTCGGCGGTGCGGGTCTGGTATGACACCGGCTCGACGTGGGCGGAGGTCGACTACCTCAACCAGACGCAGGGCGGCACGGTCGCCGGGGCCACGACCTTCACGCAGGAGATCACGGCCAGCGGGGGCGTGGCGGGCGACGTGACCGGCAATGTCACGGGCGACGTGACGGGCAACGCGGACACGGCGACGGCACTGGCCACGGGCCGGAACATCGCCATCGCCGGGGACGTGACGGCCACGGGCGTGGCGTTCGACGGCACCGCCAACATCTCGCTGACGGCGGCGATCACGGCGGGCGCCATCGTGAACGCGGACATCAACGCGAGCGCGGCCATCGCCGACACGAAGCTGGCGACGATCAGCACGTCCGGGAAGGTGGCCAACTCCGCAACCACGGCGGACGCGGCCAACACCACGAGCGCCATCGTGGCGCGTGACAGCTCCGGCAACTTTGCGGCGGCGCAGGTCACGGTGACGAAGCTCGTGCATAGCGGCACCACGATCTCGCTGCGGGGCGTGGACTACGTCCTCCCGGCGGCAGACGGCAACAGCGGCGACATCCTCTCGACCGATGGCGCGGGCACCCTGAGCTGGCAGCCGGACGCCGGGGGCGGCGGCTCGGTCAGCGGGTCGGGCACCACGGGCACGCTGCCCAAGTGGACGGGTGGGTCGGCGCTGGGCAACTCGATCATCGTCGAGGCGTCGGGCATGATCCGCGTGGGCACCAACCCCGGCCAGTCGGGGGTTCTGGGCCTGCCGAACAACAGCGCGATCACCGCCCGCAACGCCGCAAACTCGGCGGACGTGGCGCTCATCTCGCTGAACGGCAGCAACTTCGTCGTGGTCGGGGCCTCGTCGAGCACCATCGTGGCGGCGCAAAGCGGCCTGCTCTCGACCGGCGCGATCACGATGAGCGTGAACCAGTTCACGATCAACGGTTTGCAGTATGCGTTTCCGGGGAGCCACGGGTCGAGCGGCTACGTCCTGACGAACAACGGGTCCGGGACCCTGAGCTGGTCGGCGATTCCCGGTGGGGTGTCGGGCCTGACCACGGGCACGCTGCCGAAGGCGAGCGGTGCGACGACGCTGACTGACTCGGTCATCACGGAGTCGGGCGGCAACATCTCGGTGAGCGGCAACGTGAACACGGCGGGCGTGTTCCAGAAGAGCGGGACGCAGGTGGTCGGGGCGCGGGTCACGGGGTTTGCGAAGATGACCAACGCGACGAGCCTGAAGGATGTCAGCGGCTACGACATGGTGAACGAGATCGACTCCGCCGCCGACTTGGGGACGCTGACGGGTGGCGTGCGCGGGCTGGCCCGCTTCGTCAACGCGATGTACGACGCGCTCGCGGCGCACGGGTTGATGGGTGCCTGATGTCGTGGCGGCACGGGCGGAGGCCCGGCGGCGACGGCTGGAGCAGCGATGGCTCACGCTCGGGGGGAACCGGGTGGGGCTGCCGGTCACGACGAGTGCGACCTCGCTGGTCGTGACGCTCACCCCGGCGGAGTTCGACGCAGGATACGGCGTGCTGGCCATGCCGGACTGGGACACGACGGTCTGGGTCAGTGGCAAGCAGGTCGGACAGTTTACGCTCAACTTTGGCACGGCAGCCCCCGGCTCGCAAACCGTGGATGTCGCAGTCTTCAGGGAGGAGTAGGACATGCCAGCACCGTGGTTAATCCCGGCAATCCTGAGTGGCGTCTCGGCGGGGGCGGGCGCGTTGGCGTCGGCCAAGCAGGGGGACGTGCAGCGCCAGCAGTTGGCCCAGCAGGCCAAGGAGTCGGAGCGGGACTACGACTTCCGGCTGCGGATGTACAACGACTCGCTCGGCTCGAACGCCTACACCAACCCGATGAAGGCGGCGCTCCTGAACCGGATGGCCAGCCAGCGCGGGGTGGACACATCGAGCATGGGCCTGCCCGACATCTCGAAGTACCGGCGACCGGAGATGTACGACCCGCGAGCAGCGGAGATCCGCAAGGAGATCGTCCGCCAGACGCAGGCGCAGCCGTACTCGGGCACCTACCGTGACGAGATGCTGCGTCGGTTCAACGCGGCGGTGCAGTCGAGCGGGGGTCGGGTGAGCGACAACTTCGACATCGGGACGCTGGGCAGGCAGTTGCGGGCCGAGGGGTTCATGGACGCGCCGAGGTCCAAGGACGATTTGCAGCACTTCGAGAAGGCGGCGCAGCGCGACGGTGGGCGCATCGACTACCGGGCCGCGATCAACAAGCGGATGGGACTGGGGGGCTGAGGCATGCTACTGGCCGAGAACGCACAGCGCATGGTGCCGAACAGCGGGGACCAGCAGGATGGTGCCCCGAAGATGGGCACCACGAGCCTGACCCTGAATCAGCAGCCCCGGAAGAAGGAGCAGCCCCGCCCGATTGCACAGGCGGGACCGGCGCCCGTGCAGCCTGCGGCGGCGCAGCCCGCGCAAACCCCGACGAGCGGGATGACGTTCGCGCAGATGCAGCAGCAGGGCTATGCCCGTCCGGCTCCGCCCCCGGCCACGCCGACGCCGCCCCCGACTTTCTCGTCGGGCGTGACGCAGGGGGGCTACGGCGGTGGGGCGCAGGCGGGTGGGGCGTCGGGTGGCAGCGGACCGGTGCAGGTGCGCGGGGACGCCGCCGTGCAGGACGCGACCCGGCAGATGCTCATGCAGCAGCTCGCCAACCCGGCGGGATTCGGGCAGGCTGAGGTGCAGCAGTGGTATGACCGTGGGGCACAGGACATCGACGACCAGTTTGCGATGCAAAACACGGCGCTGCGGGAGGAGATGGCGCGTCGCGGCCTGAGTGACTCCAGCATCATGGGCGGCAGGCTGGCTGACCTGAACGTCGCCAAGCGGTCGGCGCAGGTGGACCTGACGGACCGACTCGGGCGCCAGCTTGCGGAAGAGATGGCGGCGGCGCGGTCCCGTGCCATCGGTCAGGGCATGGATTACGACAAGTACATGCAGGACATGAGCTTCCGCAACGATGAGCTGGGGTTGGCAGGCGACCGTTTGCGGCTGGACGCCGACCTCGGGTTCGGGAACCTCGGCATCCAGCAGGGCAAGCTGAACCTCGACTCGGCGCTCGGGTTCGGGGCGCTTGACCTCGACCAGCGGAAGTTTGGGGAGAGCCAGTACCAGTTCGACACGGACCTCGGCCAGCGCCAGAGCGAGTTCGACCGCAACTACGGGCTGGATCGCGACCGCCTCAACGAGACGACACGGCAGTTCGACCGCAACTACGGGCTGGATCGCGACCGCCTCAACGAGACGACACGGCAGTTCGACCAGAACTACGGCCTCGACCGGGATCGGTTTGCGGAGGACCAGCGCCAGTTCGACGAGCGGCTCGGGTTTGACCGCGACCAGTTCGGGTGGTTGCAGGACCAGAACCTCATGGACCTGTTCAACAACACGGACTTCCTCAACCCGGACACCACGCCGATGTACGACCCGGCGATGGACCCGGCGGCGAGTGACTTGGACTTCGACTACAGCTCGTGGTGGAGGTAGACGATGGCGGGATTCGGTGACTTCCTCCTCGGGTTCGTGGGCGGCGGGGCGCAGGCAGCGGCTCGGGGTATCGAAGACGACTACTACCGCAAGCGGGAAGAGGCGCGGCAGGCCAAGCTGGATGCGGAACGCATGCAGGCCGAGAAGGCACGCGCGGCAGCCGAGGCCTCGCGCTCGGGCTTCTGGGATTCCCGGCTGCTCGGGGCGCCACCGCAAACCGACCCGGTCGACATCAAGGCCCCGGTGATGGGGATGAACGGCGGGATGTCCATGGCCCTCTCGTCCCGGATCACGCCGCCCGACAACTTCAAGGAGGTCGGGGCGGGGTCGGGGTACTATCAGGACCAGCGCCTCACGCCGGAGTATATGGACGTGATGCGGTCGGTGGCGGCGCAGCAGCAGCGCCAGCGGGAGGCAGCGGAGAAGGCGCAGCAGGAGGCGGCAGATCAGGCGAAGTACATGCGGCTGCTGTCGAGTCCTCGTGCCCAAGCGATCCTGAGGCGCAGCGGTCTGGACCCGGAGGTGGTGGCGGGCGACCGGGCGCTGATGCAGCAGGTCGTGGCGCAGATGACCGCCAAGGACCCGAGCGGGCCGGGACCCTCGACGCCGGAGTGGGAGCGGAACCTGACGGTGAACGACCGGCTGGTGTCGGCAGCGGAGAGCTACCTGTATGCGGCCAACGCGGACATGGAGCAGGCGTTCCAGATGATGCTGAAGGCTGGGGTGCCGGAGGACCGGGCACGCACGGCGATCTCGTCGGCGGCCCGTCAGCTCCAGCAGATGCGGGCACGCGGGCCGGAGTACGGGATGGACCCGATCTTCAGCGGCAGCTTTGCGGGCCGGGCCTCGGGGCCGGATGACAAGATGCCGACGGGCTTCTCGAAGTGGGACACCTCGGGTCGCGTGGGGAGCAAGGTGAACCAGCTCATCGACGGGGGGTACTGATGGACGAGGAACTGGAACGGTGGCTGCAAGAGAACGGCGCGAAGTACCGGGCCGACATCGACAGCGCCTACACCCAGTCGTCGAGCGAGAGCGACTACTACCAGCGGCTTCGGGACCTGCGCGACAAGCACACGCTGAGTAACGGGGAGGGGTGGGAGCTGGCGGCGGGGTCGCTGGCCAAGCCTGCCATGGAGATCGCCGGGGGCGTGGCGCGTGGCGCCGGGTGGCTGGCCGACAAGGTCGGTGCCGACCGGGTGGCGTCGGGCCTGCGCGGCGTGAGCGAGTACACGAAGGAACGTGCCGACCGGGTGCGCGAGCTTCGGGATCAGGGTGGCACGGTCGCCAAGGGCCTGTCCTTTGCTGGTGAGCTGGTCGGCTCTCTGCCCGGCGGTGTCGGATCGGCGTCGCTGGTACGCGGCGGCTCGCGGGCCGCTGCGCGTGCGGCGGCGGGACGCATCGGGGCGCTGGAGGCGGCGAACACGGCGTTGCAGGGCGGGGCGCGGTCGGCCTTGGGCCGGGTGGCAGCGGGCACGGCGCAGCAGCTTCCCCAGATCGTGGCGCAAAACGCCGGGGCCGGGCGTGGATTCAAGGACACGCTGCTCGACGTGGGCATGGACCTCGGGTTCGGTGGCGCGGGCGAGCTGTTCACGCAGGCCCGTCGGGCCGGTGCCGCCCGCCGCCTGCGCGGGGAGCAGGAGGCACTGGGCGAGGCGATGTCCGAGGGCCTGCCGCCCCGGTTGAGTCCCGAAGAGATGGCGGCGGAGGAGTCCCGCAAGCGGGTCGAGGAGGCCACGCAAAAGCTGCGGGCACGGCGCGAGGCGGCCACCAACCGCCGTGGCTTTGCGGAGATGGACCGTCGCGCCTTGCAGGCCGAGGCCATGAATCGTGGCGAGGCGGCGGGTGCCCGGCGGGACGCCTTCGATGCGGCGGTCGCCGAGCGAGACGCCACGCGCCAGCGGGTCATGGGCAACGTGGAGGAGTCCCGTCGTGCCCGAGGGGCGGCGTCGAAGGCGGAGCTGGAGAACGCCCGCACGGCATCCGTGCAAAAGGGTGGCCAGCTCGACGAGTTCCGGCAGGCGGTGCGCGAGGTCTTCCCGGAGCTGGAGAACGAGCTGTCTGGGGTGAGCCGACTGGAGGACGCGGCGGTGGTCCTCCGGCGTTTGCAGGATCTCAACGTGAATCAGGTGCGTGAGCTGCTCGGGTCCCGCGAGGTGTACATGCGGGCCAAGGCCCTGAGCGACGTGACGGGTCACGCGCTGGCCAGCAAGGACATCGACGCGCGGCAGGCCGAGGAGGCACTGGCCCGGCTGCTGCGCGTGCGGCCCGAGGACATGGCCGACGTGCGGCGCATGGCCGACGAGTTGGTCGAGCCGATGAACCGGCAGGAGCTTGAAGCCACCTTCGGCGCGGCCCAGCGGGAGCTGGGTGGCGAGGGCTACCCGACGAAGAAGGAGGTGCGGACCTTCGAGGGACGCGAGCGACGGATGCCGCTGCAAACCGAGGGTCCCCCGCCCCGAAGTCGAACGCAGCCGGATGTCGAACCCGAGGAACCCAACCCTTTTTCGACTACCGCCGCAGCCTCAGATAAGGCTCCCTCTGCGACGGTCACGGGTACGGGAGTCCTGAAGAAGGAGGCCGGGAAGGCGGCGCTTGGCGCCGGGCTGGGCGTCACGCTCGGTGCCCCGGCCACGCTGTCGGCGCAGGGTCCGGGTGGCGAGGACGAGGGGGATCGACTGGCGACGCTCACGGCGGCAGCGGCGGGTGGTGCGCTGCTGGCGCTGGGGGGATCGTGGGCATGGCGTGCCGTGGCGAACCGGGGCAACCCGGCGGCCCGGCGGGCGGCCCGTGAAGTCCTCGATGCCGCAAAGCAGGAGGCAAAGGAAGCCGACATCCGGGCCAAGCTGGCGGACCCGGCCACGCGCCAGCGCGTCGTGGACCGGCTGACGGCGGAGCGCGGCACGCTGCCCTTGGGACCCGAGCGACTGGTGGACCCCTACGCCCCGCTGCCGGAACTCGGCGGCAAGTCGGCGCGGGACTACCTCAACATGGATCAGTTCGTCGGCCTGTCCGACGAGTCGCGGGCGCGGCTGGCTGCCGAGGTCGTGGGTCAGGCACAGGTCACGCGCGGCGTGCCCAAGACGGTGGAACCGCTGGCCCATGTCACGCGCGACGCGCGACGGTTGAGCGCGGCCCGGATTCTGGAGCAGGTCGATCCGGCCCGGTCGACGCGCCGGGAGAACATCGCCGTGGCCAGCACGCTGGCCGGGGTGAGCGAGGACGTGGAGAAGCTGGTCGCCGCCCGCACGCGACTGAAGAACGACCTCGCAGCGACGGGCGACCGAAACGTCTCGGATGTCATCAAGTCCAAGCTGAAGCTGGTGGACGGCGCACTCCTCCGTTTGCGGGAGGACCAGTCGGAGCTGGCGAACTTCCTCTCGCGGGCGGGGACGGAGGCGGGCCGGGACCTGCGTGCCCACCGGCTGGTGGTCGCGTCGATGGCGCACAACCCGGAGGCGTACCTCTCGCGGGTGGCGGACACGCTGCGCCGCAACCTCACGGGGGACGAGGCGGGGAAGCTGCGCGACCTGCTGGATGCCCGCGACTTCGAGGGCGCGGCCCAGTACGCGCTCGACCTCCAGCAGCGCAGCGGGTTCGGGATGCTGGTGGACCTCATCAACGCGGGCCGCCTGTCGGGCATCGCCGGGCGGGGACGCGACCTGATCTCGGGGACGACCAACACCGTGGTGGAGTCTGCGGTGAACGCCCCGGTCCGTGCCTTTGCGGATCGCATCATCGGGAAGGTGGCCAACACCGGGGTGCGCTCTGCCGATGACGCCAACCTTGGCGACATCTGGAGCGACCTGAAGGATGCGGTGCGGGGCGTCGAGGGGACGACGGACGCCAAGGCCGAGGGCATGGTCGAGGCGATGCGCCGGTTCTGGGGCGAGGACGTGGGCGTCAACGCCTTCCGCGAGGGTGGCCTTGCCGGGTGGCTGGAGCGCCAGCGGAAGATCGACATTGACGCCGACGCCCTGTACCGGCTGGACCTGCCGAGGTCCACGACGATCAAGAACTTCACGGGCAATCAGGCGGTGGATGAATCGCTCGACGCCCTGCAAAAGTCGATCTTCCGCGTGACCACCGGCATCGACAAGGTGGCCAAGGGTGGCAGCTACGCGGCCCGGCTGGCGGAGGAGGCTCGCCTCATCGCCAAGCAGGAAGTCGCCGACGGGTTGCTCGACGCCAAGGAGCTGCCGAAGCGGGTGGCCGAGCTGCGCGTGCGCCCGACGCAGGAGATGAAGGACGCGGCCAAGCTGACGGCGGAGCGGAACACCTTCCAGAACCACGAGGCCATGGCCTCGCTGGTCACGAAGATCAAGCGCGAACTCCCGGCCCTGATCCGCAAGGGACCGGGCGGGGCGTTGCTGGGTGACGCGGTGGAGGAGACGCTGAACCTCGTCGTGCCGTTTGCGCGGACCGGCGCCAACATCGCCGGTCGCGTGATGGACTACACGCCGTTCGGTCTGGTGCGGGCGGGCCTGCTGACCTACGGCCTGCGGGATCAGGTCGCGCGGGGCGTGCTGACCACGGCGCAGATCCGCATGGCGCAGCGCGACGCCGCCGAGGCCGTGTCCCGGTTTGCGACGGGCAGCCTGCTGGCGGCTGCCGGTGGGGGCTACTCCCTCTACAAGCGCGGCGTGTTCAGCGGGTCGATGCCCACCGACCCCTCCGAGCGGGCGGCATGGGAGGCGGCGGGCGTGCGCCCCAACTCCATGAACATCGGTGGCGTGTGGGTCCCGGTCGGGCAGTACAGCCCGTGGGGCAACGCGCTGATCGTCGGGGCGAACGTGGCCCGCGCCATGGAGGATCGCAGCCTGAACGAGAGCAAGCTGTCCAACATCATGTCGCTCCTGTCGCAGTCGACCTTGCAGGGCGGCAAGACGGTGCTGGAGCAGCCGTTGGTCACGGGCCTCGAAGGGTTCATGCAGGCGGTGCAGGACCCGGACCGACGCCTCGGGGCCTTTGCGTCGAGCCAAGCCTCGTCGCTGGTGCCCACGGTGGTGAGCGACATCGCGGCCATCAGCGACAAGGGGCGCGGGCGGATGGTCGACAAGGACGACTTCGTGAAGTACATGGGCGGGTCGATCCTGCGCCGCATCCCCGGCCTGAACCAAAAGCTGCCGATGGACTACGACGTGCTCGGGCGCGAGCGGCAGTTCCGCAGCGGCAGTCCGCTGTCGCTGGTCAATCCGTTGAGCGGCAACTCCAGCGAGCGGCTGGACCTGCCCGACATTCAAGCCTTGCTGGAGGCACGGGGCGGGCTGTCCAAGCCGCGCCGTGCGGAAGGAGAGTCCGTGCGGGAATACAGCGACCGGCTGCGCGAGACGGGCAGCGGCGTGCGCGAGGCCATCATGTCTCGCATCCGGGGTGGTGGTGGCGTGCCTCGCCCGCGCAACGCGGTGGAGCGCGAGGCGTTGCGGGCGGCATTGCAGGACGTGGCGCGTGGCCCGCAGTCGCGGGGTCGGCGGCGCGTGGCGGGGTCACGATGAACAATCCCCACGGTCACTTGTACGTCAACGGCAAAGGCGCCGAGGAGTGGGACCCGATGCCCTACGAACCCAAGTCCGCCCGCGAGAAGTTCAACTATGTGGTGTTCGACCGCTGGCGCGGCGTCGTCCTCGTGGTGGTGTCGGTGCTGGTCGCGCTGGCGGCGTCGCTGGGCTACCGCTCCATCTCGCCCGACGAGCGGGTGACGAGTCTGGAGCAGCGGATGGACGCCTCGGAGATTCAGGCCAAGACCATCGACCGGAAGCTGGACCTGCTCATCCGTTTGCGGTGCCGGGAGTTGACGCCAGCAGACGTGGCCTTGCTGGACAGCGACTTCGGGTGCCGGGGGAGCCGGTGATGGCGAGCATCAAGGGATTCCTGTACCGCCTGTTCTTCACGCGGGACGACGACCTCGACATGCTGCAAATCTTCTACTTGGCAGCGGTCGTCTTCTTTGCGGTGGCGTTCCGCATGGAAGCCGTGGGGATCTGGCAGCCGAGCGACAAGGCGTGGGACCTGTTCCGCCTGATCTTCATTCTGCTGGCGATCTCGGGCACGCCGGTCTGGATTGCCAAGCTGATTGCCGCGCGTACCGACCGTGAACGGGAGGAGTGAGCCATGGCCCTGACGAAGGATCTGGAGTTCTTCAAGCTGTCCGAGTTCAAGCACCCGGAACTCGTGGACCCCAAGGCGGCGTTCTGGTTGAACGAGGTGCGCCGGGTCTTCGCGCAGCCGATCATCCTCACCGACGACGCGCGTCCTCCCGGCGTGATGCCACCGGGCGCCTCACCCAAGAGCCTGCACTTCCAAGGCCGCGCCTTCGACATCCGGGTGCGGCACTGGTCGTGGGCGCAAATGTGGAAGTTCGTGGGTGCGGTGTACACGGTGGCCAAGAACTGGCCGGACGAGATCGGCGGCGTGGAGCTGGAGCTGGTCTGGTCGGCCAAGGACAAGCATGCCCATCTCGGGTTTGCGATGGACGGTCGGCCCAACCGACTGATCGTCGCAGCCGACTAGGGGCATGCCATGAACATCACGAGCATCATTCAATGGGGACTGACTCATGCAAAGCAACTTCTGGTGGGCCTGCTTGCTGCGGGCCTCCTCGCACTGGGCGGCTGGGCATGGACGAACTGGCGTGACCTTGTCCATGAACGCGACGCCTACGCTGCCTCGCTCCGCGTTGCCCTCCGGGCAGCGGATTCCCTCGACGCGGTTGCCGACTCGACCCGTCAGGTTGCCCTCCTCGTCACGCGGGACCGGGACAGTCTTGCGGTCTACGCCCGTCGTGCCGTGCAGGCGCTTGCACTTCACGGGGACAGTCTCGACGCAGCCCTGAATCTGGAGCGCCGGGCGAACGCGAGCCTGCTGCTGACGATCCGGTCGCTGGAGCGGGCGGTGGCCGAGGGGACGAGCCGGGTCAACGGGGACTCCCTGACGGCCAGCTTCCACCTGCGCCAGCCGCCATACACGGTGGACGCCGAGGCGATGCTGGTGCCGCCGCCGAGGGCCAGTCGCCTGACGGCGACGGTGGCGCTGGACAGCCTGCTGCTCGGGGTGCGGGTGGGATGCGGGGCGCCGGGGCTGGCGGGCTACCGCCCGGCCACCACGCTGGTCACGGCGCCCCAGTGGGCGCGAGTCGGGATCACGTCGGTGGAGCAGGACGAGGGGGTGTGCAACGCGACCCTCTCGGTGGGCCGGGAGCCGCCGCGTCGGCTGCCGTGGTGGTCGGTCTTCCTGCTGGGCGCAGGCACGGGCGCCCTTGCGGCGGGCGTGTTCTAGGGGTAGGTTGATGGAGCATCCGGTCAGGGGTGCTTCCTCACAGGGGATGGTCTTCTCAGTTTCGGCAGTGGGCTGGCGCATGGCTCCTCAGCAATGGGGGGCCTTGCGTTTTCATAAGCCCTGATGTATCGTGGTATCGGGGTTGCCCCCTGCCCTGCAAACCCTGACCAGAGGACCATCCATGAACCAGTCGAAGGCCGTGGCCATGAAGCGGCTCAACGAACGATTGAAGTCGTTCGAGCCGCGCTACAGCGTGGTCATCCCCGCCGGGAGCGGCATCACTCCGGCCCGCATCACCCTCCTCGCGACGATTGCCGCCAGCGCCAACCCCGACCTGCTCACCTGCCGTCCCGCCTCGATGGCGCTGGCCGCCCTTCGGGTGGCCCAGCTTGGGTTGGAGATCGGGGACACGGCCCATATCGTCAACTATGGCGGCGAGGCCACCGTCGTGGTGGACTACAAGGGGCTGGTCGAGTTGGCCATGCGGCACCCTCGGGTGCGGAGCGTGTCGGCCCGGCTCCACTATGACGGGGACCAGTTTGCGATGCAGTACGGCACGGACCCCCGCATCGACCACCTGCCTGATCTCACCCCGGAGCGGGGCGAGTGCCTCGGGGCCTACGCCGTGTGCCATCTGGCGGATGGCGCCGAGCCGATCTTCGAGTACATGACCGTGGCCGAGATCGAGGAGATCCGGGCTGGACGGGGCGGGGCATGGGACACCCACTGGGGGGAAATGGCCCGGAAGACGGCGGTGCGCCGCCTGATGAAGCTGGTGCCGAAGTCCCCCGAGTTGGTGGCCGCGACCGTGCTGGAAGATCGCAACGACGGGTACGTCACCGGCCCGAACGCGGTGCTCGACCACGCTGGGTTGCAGTTTGCGGAGGTCGAGGAGGTCGAGGCGGAGGACGAAGACGAAGACGAAGACTACTCCCTCGACGAGGAGGCGTGATGCTCGGCTTCAACACGAAGGACAAGACCCGGTTCGTCACCGGCCCGGACGGGGAGGAGCGTGTCGCGCTGTCCGTCCCCGAGTTGCAGGCCATGATGGAGGAGGTCGGCATCCTCCTCTACGAGGACATGGTGAAGGAAGGCAACGTCGCCGGGGTGAGCAAGGACGCGCCGATGTCGACGGAGGCCATGTCGTCGAAGGCGATGCACATGATGGCGCTCGGCTGTCACTCCCGTGCCGTCGCCGAGGCCGTGATGATGGAGCCTCGGCTCGCCGCATACTGGGGCGCAAAGTCCACGGCCCGGTGGGATGTCATCATGGTGATGTCCAGCAAGCACACGGCAGCGGCACGAGCGAGGGGCGAGAACCTGCCGGGGCAGGACCCCGACGAGCCGATGCCGCACCTGCGGCAGTTCGTCGAGGAGTTCCGGGACGCGGCGGTCACGGAGTTCAGGAAGCGCCTCGCCAAGCGTGGCGACATGACGGAGAACGGCTACGTCGAAATGCAGCGCAAGGGCTGGCTATCCAAGCTGGTTGCCCTTGCAGACGACGGGAACGAGGACGAGTAGGACCGAGGGACCATACCCCCACTGACCAACACGACAGGAGCACGACCATGCGGAAGGCGATCTTGAAGTACCTCGACGGGAATCGCACGATGATCGAGGAGGACGTGACCAGCCGGGGCCTGCGCCCGGTGGCGAAGACGCTGAGTATCTCGCCGCACACCTTGATGCAATACTGCGACCTGCGCGGGATCGAGCGGAAGACCCGACAGCACGACCTCGGCCAGATCATGTACGACAACCTCGAAGCCTTCATCGACGCGGCCAAGACGCCCGGCGGCGTCGAGGCGCTGGCGAAGGACATGGGCCTTCGGCCCGCCTCGGTTCGGGGCTGGATGGGCCGGAACGGATTCCCCGTCGCCCGCAAGGGACCGCAGGGACCGAAGCCCAAGCCGAAGGTCACGGCGGTGCAGGTCACGGTCACGAGCGCCGGGGATGGCGCGGTCCCGCTGCTGGACTGGATGGCGCGGTCGGTGCGCCCCCGGCTGGTGGTGCATGGCGGGAACGGCTCCGGCGACCCGGCGCTGTTTGCGATCCACATGGTCGAGCACGACCAGAACGGCGAGCCGGTGGCCTACAGCCACGCCGAGCTGGCCCCCCTCGACCGGCTGCTGCGCGTCGAGTACGACAGCGAGGGCCGGGGTCGGCTGGTCGAGATCGGGGTTGCCGATGTCGTGGTTCGCTGACGACCCGGCGGACTGCGGCAGGAAGATCGCCCGTGGGGGGTGGGGTGAAGACCTCGCCCTCCAGCGGTGCGAGGCGCCCATCGGGCCGCGCAATGCGTACAGCAACGCGGCCTACCCGCTGGCCGGGTGGGTGCTCCCGTTCCTCGCCGGGTGGACGCCCGCCACGCTGGTGATGGCCACGACGCTCACGATGCTGGGGTACGGGAGCTACCGCTACCACGCCTACAAGACGGTGGCGGACAACAACCTCGACCGGGCCGGGATGTACCTCGTGTTCGGGGCGCTGGCGGCGTGTGCGCTGGCGCCCGCGCACGACATGATCGCCTTGGCGATGGTGACGTGGGGCGTCGTGCTCGCGACCCTGTTCACCTACGTCATCAAGAGCGTGAACCTCGACCTGCAAATGGGGCTGCTGCTCGGGTTTGCGGGGACGGGTGCCCTGCTCCACGGCGACGCCGGGCTGGCGGGGATCAGCATGCTGGTCTTCCTTGCCGCCTATGCGGCATGGCAACTGGACAAGTCCGGTCGCCTCGTGCCGTGGGGCCACGCCATCTGGCACGTCTTCACCGCCGTGGCCATCGACCTGATGTACCTTGCCCTCATCACGGGAGGAGCGCGACCAGCATGAGCACACTGCACAAGGACGACGGACGCACGATGATGACGCCCATCGAGGCGCGGGAGTTGCTGGGGATCAGTCGCCAGCGACTCCAGCAGATGCGTCGACGCGGGACGCTGCAAAAGGCGGAGTTCGATGAGGACGAGCGGTGCTGGATGTACGACCGCAACGAGTTGCTCACCTACCGGGAGTGGCGCAAGCAGTACCACGCCCTGCACAACTACATGCCACCGACCCGCAAGCCGCTGGCGACGAAGGAAGAGATCGCCCGGATGCGCCAGTTCGAGGAGGAAATGGCCGTGATGGATTCCAAGCGGGAGGAGGACGGCGATGGGTGACACCATCCATGCCACCTTCTCTGCGATGTCGAGCGGTTCTACCGATGGCACGACCATGAAGGTGGCGTACTCCGACTTTGCGCCGATCCCGGCAGGGAATCAGGCGTTCGAGGTCGAGGTCGATCTGGAGGATGCGGCGCACTACCTGTGTGACGTGCTCGGGTCCTACGCCTCGCCGAAGGAATACGTTGCCGACGTGGAGGCCATGACGCCCGACGCACAGGCGCGGCACGTCGCACAGGCAGCGGTGGCGCTGGCGCTGCTGGCCGAGGGGGTGGCCTCGGTGTCCCGCGTGTTGAAGGCGGTGCAGCATCGCACGGGCACGCGGGTCACGGGCATGGGGATCACGTCGACCTTCCAGTCCGGGAAGCCGGTGGACCCGGCGACCCTGCCGACCGAGGCCAAGCAGGAGTTGACCGACGCGGAGGTCGAGGCGCTGGACTTTGCGGCGGACATGGACCGGGAGTGGGCACGCCTGACCCGTGGCACGAAGGACGTGCCAGACGGCGTGGCCGCGTCGGTCGAGGACGACCGGCACCCCATCGACCGTGACCCTGCCGTGGACCCCGACGTGCGGGCGCGGGTGCTGGACACCCTGACGGACGCCGAGTGCAACCGGATCGCAGGTGCCGTGCTCCGGCATCGTCAACCGCTGCCGGTGGGGAACCTTGGGCTAAAGGCCACGAACGCGGGCGCGTACCCGACTCAGCAGGGTGGCGGGTCGCCGAACTTCAATGCAACGCTCCCGCCCGGCATCACCGTGAGGCATGATCTGGCAACGAACACCTACATGTACAGCGCGAACATGCCCGACGGGTCGCAGGAGTGGGTCGCGTTCGACGCCACCAACATGGCGGGAATGGACGCTGCCAGCAGGCAGGCAAAGGTGGACGGGCTTCGCAACAAGATCGAAGCGATGTCGGCCCGGTTTCAGCAGCAGCAGGCGAGGGAAGCCACGCAGATCGCAGGTTCGTTCGGCAACATTTTCAACCCGTGAGGACGCAAACCCATGTCGATTGACTGGAACAAGAAGCAGGAGTTGGGCAAGCTGGTGAAGATCGGGGACGGCGCAGGTCAGGTCCCCGAGGTCGAGGGCCTGTTCCTCGGCACCCTGCCCGGCATGAAGTACGGCAAGCCGTTCTACAACTTCCTCTCCCCCGAGTCCAAGGGCGGGGAGATCCTGTCCGTCCCCGAGAACGCGGGCATCCGCACCCGGCTCTCGCCCCGTGACGTGGGCAAGCTGGTCAAGGTGGTGTTTGCGGGATGGGGCACCACGAAGGCCGGGACGAAGGTGAAGCAACTGGAGGTCTTCACCTACGACGGCCCGGTCACGGAGGAGATCGCCAAGGAATACCCGAAGTACGGGCAGGTGGCGACGCCGACGCATGGCCCCTCGTCCTACGACGACATGCCGAAGGCGCTGGCCGAGGACGAGGAGGACGACCTGCCCTTTTGATCCGGGGTCATGGCTGGCTGGCTGGCAACAGGTCGGGTGGAGCGTGGGGTATAGCTTCACCCGCCGTCGCCTCCGGGATGCCGTGGCCCCGCTGGTCGAGGCCGGGAGCGTGGACCCCCACGACCCCGACTGGCTGGCGGCATGGCGCTGGTACCTGACGAACGCCCACCTGATGTACGACTTGCCGTGGCGGATCGGCCCCGAGGAGTTTGCGAAGCGGGCACGGTACTGGATGCAGATGTCGCAGCCCCCGCAGGATCTCTGGTGACACTTGGCTTACGCACCACTCACCCATCACCGAGAAGGGAGCAGGGGTGGCCGACCTCCCCCTGCCGTCGTCCGGGGCTGACGACGGCATCGACGCCGAGAACCTTGCGCTCGACCGCGACATGGTCGAGAACCCGCACGTCTACGCGGCGCGGGCGCGCGTGGCCAGACTCCAGCGCATGGCCGCAGATCAGGGCGCGGCGATGGAACGCCTGCTGGAGCAGGACGAGCATGACATTTTGCGGTGGCCGTTCAGCACGGTCGACCGCACCATGGGTCCCCTGCGACCGGGGACCCTGCACCTTGTCGGCGCGAGGCCGGGGTGCGGGAAGACGACCCTGATGATGAACGCCTTCCAGTCATGGATAGATCAGGGCCGGATCGTGGTCTATGCCGGGATGGAAATGACGCCGGAAGAGTTGCGCTTGCAGTGGGCCGCATGGGCGTGCGGGTTCACCGCAAAGCTGGTGCTGAACCGGGAGTGGTCGAACCTGCCACCGGATGCACGGGACCGGCTCCGGGCGCACCGGGACTGGCAGGTCACGTCGGCGGCGACACGGGCGATCATGCCCACGGACTCACGCCTCAGCATGGGGTCGCTGGCGACATGGGTACGCGAGGCGGTCGAGGCCAGCGCCGACGTGGTGGTCATCGACCACCTGCACCGCATGGACTGGGGTGGGGGCCGGGACAAGACGGCGATCATGGACGAGGGCGTCCGGGAGATCAAGGAACTGGCCCGGCACTACAAGATCCCGATTGTCGCCGCCGCGCAAATCTCCCGAGGCGAGCGGGACGTGCTGGGCAACTACGTCCCCCAGCCCGCCGAAGCCCTGAAGCAAACCGGCGCCCTCGAAGAGGAGGCCGACACGATCATCACCCTGTACAAGGCGCTGCTCCCCGGCATCACGGATGGGGACATGCGCCTTGTCCGCATGGGGCAGAAGCCGCTGGCAGATTTGCGGGACGACCGGGTCATGGCGGCACGGTGCGTGAAGCATCGGTTGGATGGGGACGTGGTCGACCACGACATGCACCTGTACATCCATGCCGGGCGGATCTACGGCAACCGGCTGGACCGGGACCTTGCCAGCGGGGCGCTGGCCGCAAGAATCCAGACCGGGGCGCTGCCGCCCCCGCCCGAGTACAGTGAAGGGAAGACCTTAGCGTGGACCTTGAAGGCCATCGGGGGCGAGGGCACGGGATAGCTCGCGCTCGCTCAGGCGCACGGGCGTGGTGGCATCGGGCCGGGGGGTCGCATCACCCTCGGCCCATTTGCGTCGGCCATCCAGCATCACCTGCACCCCGAGCCAGACGGCATCCCGCTCCTCGGGGTTGGTGGTCGTGGCGACGGCGGGGCCGAAGGCCAGCTTGCAGCGGTCCCAGCGTTCGGTCTTGCCCATGGTGTTGGGGTGCCGGAACCCCACCGCAAACCCCGAGGCGATGCCCCAGCCCGCTATGCTGCCAATGGATAAATGCAGGTCGGCGATCCCCGAGGCGATGGCCGCAAAGTTGATTTGCTTGTTGCGGAAGTAGGCCCCGCCCACGGCGGGCCGCTCGATGATGACGGCGGTGGCGCCGGGGTCGGCGTCGGGCAGGGCGAGGACCAGCGCGTGGCCGAGGGCGTCGAGCATGCTGGCGAGGCGTGCCTCGGTGGGCGCGTGCGGGTCGGAGGACACGGACCCGAAACGCAACAGGCGACCCCGCAGGAGGGTCGCCCGTGGATGGAGCGTCAGGCCCGTGGTATCGAACGCCGCCCAGCCGAGTCGGGCCAAGCCGGGGTCGATGGTCACGAGGGTGTCAGGGTACCGGGGCATCCTCCAACTTAGCGGCAGGCGTGGCCCGCTGCAAAAGCCGGTCGATGGTGTTGGCGGCGATGAGCAACTCCAACGCGATGTTCAGCCGGTCGTCGATGTCGACGACTTCGTCCTGCTCGACGCGCCGGGCCATGCGGCGGAGCCGCTTCGTCAGGTAGATCGCCCGCCGGACTTCGCCGTCACGGTAGTCCATTGCTGTTGCTCCTTTTGCGATTCGTCAGCCTTCCGATCCTGCATGGTGCGTTTGTCCGCGCCGTTGGCCTTGTGCGGCTTGCACATCAGGCACCCAGCCCGGCGGTTCTTCGGGCGCTTCCGCTTGTGGTGCGCCATCACCCCTCCGTGAAAGCGTTCGTAGAGACAGACGAGACGACTCGCCCGTGCTTGCACCGCCCATGCCACTCGGGAAGCTGGGGTGTGGCGGTGCAAACGTATTCATCGCAGCCGTGGCAGGGGCCGTACCATTTGACTGGTGGCAGGCAATGCTTGTTGTTCTCGGGGTCGGGCGTGTCGCACCACGCCCGCTGATCGCCCATCACTCCTCCTTTTGCAGTGGCGGGACTTGCGGCTCACCATAATGGCCATCAATGATGAAGCTCATACTTAGTGCTTTGTCTATGCAGTCGCGAGTGCCCTTCCCCCCGGTGAACGCGACGAGAATCCACGCGGCACCAAGGTCCTGAGCGTCTCCCCGCACCGCCGTGAGCATGTTAAAGTTGCGGATCGGGCCAGCGGCCCGACCGTTGAGATCCCAGTCTGGCAGATGCGGCACGACGGGGATGCCGTGGCGCGTGGCCCACTCCGCCGCTAGCTGGTCGATGCCGGTTGCCCCGCCGTGGTGCAGCGCCAGAATATGGTTGCGGTCCAGCAGGACCGTGAGCGCCTCGTCCACCCGCTCACGGTCCCAGTTGTTGCGCCCCCCGGTGACGGCGAGAATCACCGCCCTCTTTGCGGGGGTGCCCGATGGTCCATTGACCCTCGGCCTACTCCGCCTCCTCGGTGTTCGTGGCGTTGCCATCACGCCCCCTTCTCGTTGGCGAGGGCGTCCAGCTTGGCGCGGAGGGCGACCGCCTCGTCGGTCCACATGGCGTCCGTGTCGGCGGCGTCGAGCATCCCGACCGCCTCCCTCGCCAGCGCGAGCGCGGCGTCACGCTCGTCAGTTAGGCGGGCGACATCCTCTAGGTCCTCCAACCGCATCGCCTTCTCCGACCGCAGCGCCTCGGTAAGCCGCGCCACCTCGGCGGCGTATCGCTCGGCCTTGTCGGCTGGCGTCTCGCCGTTGGCACGCTGGACCGTGACGATGAACCGCTCGCCCGTCTCGGTGTCCTCGACCTCGCACTCCATGTAGTCCTTTGCGCCGACATGCACGAACAGGTCGACCAACGCACTGGCGTGGAGGTTGGCCTGCTGCATGGCGCTCGCGGAACCGAAGACGCTGGCGCCCTGCTCGGGGTCGGTGGCATCAATGGTCTGGTGCTGGTCAGTCATGGGGTGTCCTCCTCGTCAGGGGTCAGGTCGGCATGCCGCTTTGCACGGTAGCCGAACGGGTCGGCGGGGGTCACGTCACCCAGCAGGTACAGCGCCAGCCCCCATGCCAGCGAGCCGAGGATCATCAGGAGGTACAGCGCCAGCCCCCATGCCAGCGAGCCGAGGATCATCAGGACCGCCACCGCCATCACCAGCAGGATCAGCGTCGAAATCACGTCCCACACCACGTTACTCCCCCTTCCAGTCGTCGTCGTGTCCCGGATCACCGGGGTTGAACATCGTGGAGTCCAGCCGGATCATCTTGTTCATCACCGGCTTCGCCGCCTTGCGCCGCCGATGCAACTCCATCTCCCGGTCCCCGGCCCGAGCCGCCGCATCCCGCACCTGTCGCTGAAGCGACACGCCGATGACGTGGAAAATGGTGTCCTTCCATGCCGAGACACGAGCCATGTCCGACGCGAGGACGAACAGCCCGAAGATGTACGCAAGGCGTGAGGTGGTCAGCGCAAACCGCTGCCATCCCACCGCCGCACCCTCGCCGTCCAACCCGACGGCAGCCTCGATGATGAGGGTCGCGAAGTACAGCGCGACCATCAGCCACCACAGGTTCATGCCCGACCGGGAGGACCGCTTCATGGCGGCGGTGATCTCGTCGATCTCGGCATTGAACTGGGGTGGCTTCACCCGATGCACGCTCCGCCCGATGATCGCCGGGAGCCAGCCGTCGTTGCGGAGGACGGTGGGCCAGCCGCGCTTGGACACCAGCGGCGTGGTCCCCGTGTACGTCGTGAGCCAGCGGCGCAGCCGGGTCCAGCGAGACTGCTTTAGCGGGATGATCTTCGTCGCGCCCTCGACCCAGCCATCGGTCGGCCCGACGAGGTTGTCCAACTCCCCAAGGACATGGTCCTTGATTTGCGCCAGCACGTCGGGCGGGATCTCGATGCCCTCGATGCCCTCCATCACGGCGCTCAGGTCATCCTCGTCGTCATCCGGCGGGTCGTCGGGGTTCAGGCAGGGACCGTGCGGATCGGACTCGTCGATCCCCGACACCACCCCGACATGGGGATAGTCCTTCGAGTTGTGGATCGGGGAGTCCTTGCAGGTCAGGCCGTCGCTGGCCTTGGCCCGGACGTGGATGCCCGAGGAAGTCTGTTCCCCGCAAAGGCAGCAGGGTCCCAACATCCTCTCGCCGGTCGAGGGCGTGGCGATGCGGGTCGGCTCGTCGTCGGGACGACGTTCCGCCCAGCACTTGTCGCAGATCAGGTGGGTGCGGTGCATCTTCATGGGGCGGGTACCTCCGGGTCAGGGTCTTCGGTCAGGTCGAGTGCCAGCTTCCCGTCGATGACGGGAATGTCCGGCCCTCGTTCGGGTCGCACCTGTCGCACCAGCACGACGTACTCCGAGGCAAGGGCGAACCGCTTGCCGGTGGCGACGGCTTCGGCAGGGGACGTGGCCGCCACGGTGACGCGCTTCGGCGGCGTCTTCTCCCCACCGGACCGCATCTTTAGATGGACCTCGAACGTCGCCACGTCCCCCTCGGGACTCTTGCGGATGCGCTTGGGGATCGGTGGGATCGGTGGGCCTTTGGCCTTGGACTTCTTGCGGGGCATGCTGCACGTCCTCGGGTCAGGGGTGGTCAGGTTAGGTCGGTGAAGTCTCGGTCCTGCTTTGCGGTGTCCCACCGCATGAACGAGTACATGACGGCGAGCCAGACGGACAGCGCCACGGCGTAGGCTACGAGGAAATCCATGGGGCCGATGCCGCCGGACTGGTCCGGGGTCGGCCCGACCGGCAGGTGTTGCACGAGGGGATCAGGCCATGGCATTTGCATCGCCACCCCCTGTCGCCTTTTGCAGCCGGGTCTTCTCGCGCCAGACCTGCATGTTCACCCATGACTGGATGTCCTTGCGGCGACGCTTGACCTCTCGCTTCCGGTGGTCGCGGGTGTTGAGCGGCGGCTTGCCACGAAAGGCGGTGGCAATCTCCCGGTGCCCAGCGATGGACTCCTCCATGGAGGAGTAGCGTCGACACTCCACCTCGATCCAGTTCATCCGCCGTCGGTCGAGCAGGTGAGGACGACGCACGTCGGGCAAGCGCCACCGCTTGGGGTACCGGCGGAACACCATCGTCTCGAAGATTTGTGGGTCCCCCCATCCGGCGCCGTGGTCGAGGCCGAGCCAGACGGTGCTCACGACGTACCCGTTGGCCATGACATCACGGGCCACGATCCGGTTGCCATGCTCGTACATGGCGCTCCATTCCTCGCTGGTGACGGGCCGACCCTTCGGGTCGTAGTACCGGGGGAGGAACGGGTTGGGCGAGTCGGTCATTGCCAGCCATCCTTTGCGGCCTTGGCCTTGGCCTCTTGCAGCAGGTCACGGCGCATGCTGCCCCGGTAGACATCCCGCACCACGACGTGGCTCCGGTCGTGACGCGCCACGGGGTGCGCCTTCGGGAAGAGGAACCGATGCAGCAGCCAGCCCACCGCAAACCCCAGCAGCGCGGCCAACAGGTCGGTTCCGTTCACGGTTTGCATGTCGCCACCTTTCTCGCCGCCTTGCGGCGCTGTCGCTGGTAGACCTTCTCTTGGTACCTCGCCTGTCGGCGGAGGATCAGGGCGATCCGCCACAGGCCACGGGCCACGGTGACGCACCGGCTGGTGGCGTCCCGGCGACCCGCTGCCTTGTGGCCCCGAGCCATGGCAAGCCATGCCATGGCCTCGGTGGCGTTGCGGTGCGCCCTCCGACGGAGGGCGACCGCAGAGATCCCGATGGCTGTCATCGGCGACTGTGCCGCAGGAGGATCTTGGCCAGCTCCCGTGCCATCGGCACGATGGACTCGTCGGACTTGACGGTGAGCAAGGTGGGGAAGTGGCCGAGGTACTCCTCGGCCTCCTCGCCCATGTCCAGCGCCACGGCGATGATCTCCACGCCCTGCTTGGCCGCTCGCTCGATGATCTCCACCTGCCGGTCCTGATGTCCGCCGCCGCCATCGGTCAGCAGGAAGAGCACCTTCCGGTGCGTCTCCTGCCGGGCCATCATGTTGACGGCGGAGTCGAGGGCCTCGTCGAGCGGGGTGCCGCCGTTGGACGGCCCCATGGCGAGGGTCGCCATGGCTTCCTTGGTGACGGCCTTGCCGTCATTGAACGCCTTGATTTCCAGCAACCCGGCACCCTGCCCGGCGATGTACTCCGCCCCGCCGAGGCCATGTTGCACGGTCGTGATGCCCGACTCCGCGATCACCGTGCGGAGGTTCTTCTCGTACAGGGTGCCCTTGTACTCGGGGGAGAGGAAGTGGTGGCACAGGTCCATCCACGACCCGTCGTTGGTGAACAGCCAGCAGGCTGACTGCATCCCGTTCCGGTCGAGTGCCGCCAGCAGGACATTTGCGGTCCGACCCGTGGCGGTGGCGCGGTCAAGACCCCAGCCATCGATCTTGCGGATGCTGGAATCGGCGTCCCGAACCGCGTCGTTCATCGACCCGCTAATGTCGACGAGCAAACCGACGCTGACTTCCTCGCCCGGCAGGTAGGTCCGCCGGGAGAAGATGTCCCGGTTGCCGGACTTGGCGCGGGCGATCTGTCGCACGTCGAACCGACCGATCTGGTGGCGGGAATCATCCTTCATGGTGGGCGCCTTGATCGCCTGTCGCAGGGTTTGCGCCACGACCGAGGCGTCAGCCTCGACGTTCATGGCCCACTGCCATGTCGGGTTGTCCTTACAGTAGTTGCCGAGCGGCTTCAACTCCCGCTGGCGGCGGGACACCTTGTACACGACCGCCCCCTGATAGAGCCGGGCGTCGGGGCCACCGCCCTGCTTGTCGCCCTCTTCGAGGGCGGCGTTTTGCGTGTCGCTGCCATACTGTCCGCTCCCGCTGGACTTGGACTCCGCCATGAGCGAGGAGATTGACGGGGCACGATCAGCCGAAGGCTGCTGGCCTTGCCCATCCTGCCCAGCCTGACCCTGTCCCTGTCCCTCACCCTCGCCGTCGCCATCTTCCTGCTCGTCGCCCTCGCCACCCCCCTCGCCCTCGCCCTCGCCGCTGCCCTGCTGGCTGTTGTCCTCCGGCGGTTCGTCGAGGATCTTGAAATACTCTTCGGCGAGACGCCGAAGCTGCTTGTCGGTCATGTCCTTGACCCGTTCCGGGTCGATCTGCAACTGCTTCGTGGCCATCGCCACCCGCATCGCCATGTCGGCGTGCTCCATCATGTCAAGCTCCGCAAACCGACCGGCCTCCGGCTCCATGTCATAGCCGCTGACAGCGGCTCCCACCATGGCACCGTAGTCCGACATCGTCGGCTCCTCGGCATCGGGGTCCGGCTGGTCACGGTCGAACGTCCCGTAGGAGTAGCTGGCCGACGACCACCGGCTGGCGGCACCACCCGTGGTGCCGTAGAACGACTTGGTGAAGCTCGCGCCCCACCATTCGTCCCCGTCGTCGTCGTCGTCGCCGAGGACGTAGTAGCCGTTCTCCGTCATGTCGCCACGCTTGGCGAGGCGCTTCCTGAACTCCGTGACCGCCGCGTCCCGGAACTCCTCGACCTCGGACTGCATGAGTTCCTGCTCCGCCTTGATGACGCTCTGGTACCGTGCGGTGGCAGCGGCCCGGTCGGTCCGGCTTGCCGAGGAGTCGGCAAGGGTCGCGGCATCGGCGTCCATGGTGGCGAGTCGTCGCTTCAGGTCCTCGATGGCAGCAGTGTAGCTGCTGAAGTTGACGTTGACGTTCTTGCTCTTGACGTGCTGGTCGTACTCCGCCTGCACCTTGTCGATCCGGCGCTTGATGGACGCCTTGACGAGGGATACCTCGTAGCTCCCACCGACCGCCATCTCCGCCTGCTTCTTGCGAAGCAAGGCCACCTGCTGCCGTCGCCGGTCAAAGATGGCCCGCCATCCGAGACGGATGGGGACCTCGTAGCCCGGCCACGTCTCGACGACGCGGGCATTGATCCGAGCCGACGACGTGCCGTTCAGCAGGTAGTGGTTCGAGAGCAAGGCTCTCGCCGCATCCTGCTTTTGGGTCGATCTGGCGGCGTTGCGG